CTTGCCGGTGCCTACGATTTATTCAAATCTTCAAATGAGATTGATGTATCTTTCGTATTACAAGGTAAAGGTGACGATAGTGGTAATCTTGCTACATACCTTATTTCAAATATTGCTGATTACAGAAAAGATGCAGTTGCGTTTATTTCGCCTGCTAAATCAGATGTTGTTGATGAAAGCAAATCTGAAGCTAAATTAGCAAATATTATTGCATATAAGAATAGCTTACCAAGTTCTTCTTACTATGTAATGGATTCAGGTTATAAGTATAGATATGACAGATATAATGATGTATACAGATATACCCCACTTAACGGTGATATCGCAGGTCTTGCTTCAAGAGTTGAACCTTTTGAATCTCCTGCCGGTTTCCGTAAAGGTGTAATCAAGAATGTTGTTAAACTTGCCTTTAATCCTAATAAGGCTCAAAGAGATCAACTATACAGTGCAAATGTTAACCCAGTCATGGCACAAACAGGACGAGGAATTGTTTTATTTGGTGATAAGACAGGATTAGGTGCTAATAGCGCATTTGATAGTATCAACGTTAGAAGATTGTTTATTGCGGTAGAAAAGGCAATTGCCAATGCTGCAGAATCATTCTTATTTGAATTGAACGACGAGTTTACTCAAGCTCAATTTAAAGGAATTGTTGAACCATTCTTAAGAGACATTCAAGGTAAAAGAGGTATTGTTGATTTCAGAGTGGTATCTGATACAACAGTAAATACACCGTCTATTATTGACCAAGGTAAGTTCAGAGCTAATATCTTTATTAAGCCTGCACGTTCAATTAATGTAATTGAATTAACCTTCGTGGCAACAAGAAGCGGCGTTGAGTTTGATGAAATTGTTGGGTCATTAGCCTAATAAATAATTTTTAATAAAGGAGAAAAAGAATGGCATTTAATATTAATGAGTTCAAATCCCAGTTAACTGGCGGTGGCGCTCGTGCTAACCTTTTCCAAGTGCAAATTCTCAACCCTGTTGACCCAGTTGCTGATTTTAAAGTTCCATTTATGGTTAAAGCAGCAAACATTCCTTCTTCAGACATAAGTTCATTTAAAACAACTTATTTTGGAAGAACGATTGCATACGCAGGAACAAGAACCTTTGCCACTTGGCAGGTGACAGTTATTAATGATGAGGATTATCAAATCAGAAACTCAATGGAAGCTTGGATGAATGCAATTAATTCACACGAGGGTAATGTTTCAGGTTTGCCTCAGGATTATAAAACTGATGCATTGATTACACACTACAGTAAAAATGGAGATCCGTTAAGATCATATAAGTTTGAAGGGTTATTCCCAACATCAGTCAGTACAATGGCTATGACTTGGGATGGCGCTGATGCTATACAGGAATTTACAGTTGACTTCGACTACGATATGTGGACAGTTGAAGGAAATACTGGTATTCCAACTACATAATTAAATAGGTGATATTTTGAAAATTTTTGGCTTTGATATAAAGAGGGCAGAGGAGGAGACCACTTTACCGGTCTCGTTTGCCGAACCCTCTAATGATGATGGAGCGATTACGGTTGGTAATGCGCTCGGTGGTTTTTATAATACGATATTGGATATGGAAGGTTCCGCTAAAACGGAATCGGAATTAATTACAAGATATCGTCACATGGCAATGCAGCCTGAGGTTTCTCAGGCAATTGATGACATTGTGAATGAAGCAATTAGTGTTGATACAAATGATAGAGTTGTTGATATCTCATTAGGAGAAACGGATTTATCAGATAAAGTAAAGAAGACTATTGGACAAGAGTTTGATAAGATACTTGCATTGTTCGATTTTACAAACAATGCATATGATATGTTTAATAAATTCTATGTAGATGGAAGATTAAACTATCATATTATTATCGACCCTGAAGATGTAAAGAAAGGTGTTGTTGAATTACGTTATGTTGACCCTCGAAAATTAAAGTTAATTCGAGAAGTTGACAAAAAACAAAAGGATAAGCACTCAGGTATACCTGTTAAGAAAATTAAAAATGAGTATTACATGTATTCTGAGACTGGGTTCCAAAATACAAGTACAGGCGGAGCAAGTACTCCAGCAAGTAGTACTTCAGGAATCAAAATCGCGAAGGATGCGATTGCTCGTGTCACTTCAGGATTGATGAATGAGAATAACAGTTTAGTATTATCTCATTTACATCCAGCAGGTAAAGCTTTAAATCAGCTGAGAATGTTGGAAGATGCTGTTGT